TATACTCATTTTTATCTCAAGGACATACAGCACGATTGTTACAGGCTAATGGTCTCTGGCGACGATGTTTGTATCTTCGTGAAACGACAGTATGCCAACGATGCTGTGCGGGCTATAAGGTTCTATTCTTGCTAACCAGGCCAAGTGCACGGGCTAGGACAATAATTTAAGGACGTCGTTCTGGGTGACTTAACGACTTTTGATTTCTGCTCCAAATGGATATTCGTGTAAGATGGTGAGATTTATATCACTAGGAATTATACCAAAACTCTTATAACGAAACAGTCATACGTCGGATCAAATCGACTCATACTTAAACACCCTTATTTGCATCGTGTTGCCATTTTACAAGGTCTTATGTCAGAATAGGCCTCTCGCCTACTAGAGATAATCATCAGTTTTTCCCTACCGAACAAGATTCGGAATGATAGTGTCTTGTTCTATAAGCTATAAGGTTTCGTACGAGATAGATGTCCAGATTTGGCAAAGAATGTCATGAGTTCGTTGGAATATAAGGTCGAATAACAAATTAACTAACGTCTCAACATTTCTTTTGCTGATCTATACACCACTAGCGGATTTTTGCCGTTCATCTGCTTAGGGTCACGAACGACCTTGTATGATTCGGAAAGGCTCAATTACGAATATCTCTAATGGTTTGTGCCTCATATTATTTAATCGTTCGAATTGCCGGCCTGTCACGCTGATAATTAATATTTTCCCTTGAGGAATGAGTTAGCCGAAAGACAAAGCCCAATTGGGGCAGAACAACGGGCAATAGTCAAACAAAAGGGGCCGGCGTGGTCGCAGGAGACAATTCATGCCTTACCCCATGATGATGCCCTATGCATTTAATCAGCCTATGATGGCACAGCCTAATAGGAACAGGAACAACCCTCTTAAGTAGTAGCGATTCGTCGACAAAGCATTACAACTGTAATAACTGGAGCAAGATAATGCAGAGTTGAGAGAACCAGCCCAAGTATATAGGATGTTGACAGGGGAGAATCAAAAGACGGAAGGAATGGTTAAAGCTATGAAAATCACCAAGAAAATGCCAGCAAGAGATTTAGCTTTAACAGCTGTGCTTAAATTACTGGGCAAGAAGAGCGAAATATGGGAGTAGATCGGCGTTAAGAATAAAGAAGATTTACTCGACGCATTCAGAGATCCCACTAGGCGAAAACGCATCATTTAAACAATCG